AGAGATACACCTCTGCGACAAGAACTGCTCTCTCTCCTTATTGTCTTCATTAGAGATAAACATAGACTGATAGGCGTGGAACTGGTCGTAGTCATCAATCTCGCATACTGTTTGAGAACCAATACGAAGGGCAGCAGACTTAACAAGGTTAGAAATACCAATATTGAGGGGGTAGAAAGCAGTAGTGGTTGTGAGAGGAGTTACAGCAAGAGTAACCTTGGAATTGGAATGAAGGAAACCGGCAACACGCTGAAGAGTGAATCGCACACGAGACTGCGAGAAAGTAACTGGGTCAATTACATCGGTGTGGAGCATTTGTCCGTAAGAAGAGGGAATCGCTCCCACTTTAATAAGATCGGGGATGCGGTCAGTTGAAACATCGGGTTTAGAATCCATATCGCTCATTTTTATATTATGATAAATATAAAAAATTAAAAAAAATAAATTTATTAAAAATTTAATAGATAGAAAAAACTTTAATCTACTTACCCTAAGGGTTGATTGATAAATCAATACTTACATTACGACTTGGACTCCTTGGGTTGCCGACCAAGCAACAACAACCTTGGACTTAATGAATAGATATGCCGAAACCGGATTGCCGTCATCTAAACCATTCGTCATTTGAATAGAAAATTGTGCGTTGGAGAAATCAACACCTTCACTATCAAGCATATCATAGAGAACACCAACACCATAAGCAGCACCGGTGTCCGGAATGTATCTATAGCTTGTTGCTGCGTTTTCGTTGCTTGTGAAAGAGCGGTTGGAGTTGAGAGGTGAAACTGTTGTGCGGGTGTGCTGATGCTCGGGAATAATAGATGACAAGAAAGTCTTAATAACTTGGGGATCAACGACGGTGGTTTCATTAGAAGCACTACGAACCGACTTTACTTCAAATGCGGAGGGGAAACGCTCACCATTACGGAGGAAGGAAATAGTTTCAAGATTGGCGACTGCTCCATCACCCTTAGTAGGCATATAAGTAAGGAAACCATCTTGGGCTAAATTGTTTACGAAATTCGCCGGAACGAAATTCACGAAAGATGCTAATACCTTGCTTAATCCAAGATTGAAGTTGATAATAGAGTTGGTTGATTCAAGCGTAGAGAAATAAGATGTAATAGAATTGAATGCTAGAACACCACTATCCGGAGTTGGAACACCATACTCAACCTCACAAGCAACCTCTAGACCACTTAATTCATAGAAAGCATTAGCAATACCAGCAGTTGTAGCATCACTTGAATAAAACACTTGGGAATCCGGTGCTAAATGGATCTCAATTTCTAGAGGAACTTTTGATAGAGGGAGTTGAGAAGCACCAAGAGTTAAACCCGAAGGCAATGGAATACAGAAAGGAGATGCTCGGGTGTTACGGATTACACTATCACGATACGACTGATAATTGGGGTAGATTAAAGCAGTTTCACTTAAATGACCCGCTACATCTTGCATACCCGCCATCACCGGCATATAAGAACTCATAAAACGTCCATAATGTCTAATATGCTCTATAACTTGTTTAGTTTCTGCGTGTCTAAAAACTAGCTGATCTATTACTGAATAAATACCAAGTTTATGAGACCCACGAAGCTCGGGAGATTGTCCGGCAGTTGCGGTTGGGTGAAGAGTCCCAGCAGCATCACGCCACACATTTAAATCTCCACTCAATCGAAGAGACGATAAATCTAATACTGCGTCTTGGCGACCAAGGGTAATCGTGAGGATTGGATTACCACGAGCGTGGCTGACCTTACCCGTAGAAGGAACATTATTCGGTTGAACGGAAAGATACTTACGTGAAACACTCATTTTATATATTACTATACATAAAATAAATATTAAATAAAAAATAAAAAAAGATTGATAGAGAATACTAATATGTCTAAAATTGACATATGACATAAAATTGACATCCCAAGATTATTTTTATTGAGACTTATTTTAGACGATATGTCTAAAATTGACATATTGAGAATTTAGAGTGTAACCATAACTGAATCACCCTTGATGCTAATTCTACGAAGGTGGAACATAAAGCAGTAGAGGAGTTTATTATGAGTTGGGGCGAGATCAACACCAGCAGCATCTTTTTCATTAAATAATAGCTGTAACTGATTGGTCTTATTATTGAGATTAGCGACTCCATCATTAAGAGCATATGCTCGTCCAATCAAGAAATTACGATTGTAATCTACGAAGGAGCGGGGAACTATACCCGCTTGGGTTAGTGCTTTTTCTAATTCAATTAGAGGCTGTGCCGCAATAGATACACCACGATTAATCTTAGAAACAACTATGGGTCTGCTCGGGACTAATTTATCATCTACCAACAGTTGATACTGAGTAAGTCTATCTATGATCCCTACTTGACCGCTACGAATAGAATGGAGGCGACCATCCATAGTTGTTACTTCTTCAGCATAACAAGCTGGTAAACCACCAATTAAATCAGCACTATCTAATACCTTCGCATCACTAGGCATAACAATCATAGACTTCGCTCTTGTATTTGATACTTGCATATTTACTGTCGCATTACGATTGCTTGACAAGAGAGAGTGCTTGTAGTTAGTAACACTTGGAATATCAATCTCAATAGAACCACCATCCCTCATCTTCTTCATCATACCCGCTTCATATCTCGGGTCTACACCAACTTGCTGGATTACCATATCCATATTGGAAAACTGAACCGTTGCCGCATATGAAGTTTGTTTCGCAATTAATACTGTTGTATTATCATCATTTTGAGTCCTAAATTTATCAATAGAAGCAGAGAAAACAATAAAGTTATTTGAGGTTGCGGCTACACCATCACCAGTATCACTATTTTGGAACTCTTCTAGAGTTAGTTTTACATATCCACCATCAAGAGTAATATCAGTAATCTTCGGATATGCTTGACCTCCCGCATCCGTTGTAGTTAGGGCACATTCACTATCGGGATTAGTTGCCGAACAAATACCAATACGCTCACCCTTTACGAAAGGACAATTTTCAACACTAATCATATTATTAGATTTTGCTAAAAAGATTGTGTCTCGGTTAGTAGCATTCGCAATAGTTAGAGCACCACCAGCAGCATTTATCCCGTGAAACACCGGATTTTGCTTCATTCTACGATGGCGGTTTACACTATCCAACTGCTTCAAGAATCGTGCTGGGTCTTCAAGATCCACTTCAATAAATAAACCATTTGTCAACATAACTGGGAAGATCTTGTCTCCACCATCAGCGAATAGTCCAGCGTGTATTGGTAGTGAAAGTTTAGCAGTCAAGAAATCATCAGCCGTCCCCCAATCACGAGCAGCGGGAACAGTCCCAACCGGCTTGTAGTATGGGTTAGTCCTTGTATCAATATTGTTAGAAACCGAAGTCCCAAGCGTCCCACGATTCTCAACCGTATCAATTAAGCAACCTTCTTTTAATGCCCTCATCTTTCTCATACTATCATCAGCATCATAAGAATACTGAATTTGAACCTTTGAATTGTATTCAGTAATTTCTTCAAGGAGAACAGCACGATTGCCCGAGTAGATTCTTAGATTCTTGATTACCGACTGACCCCCGATGAATGGGTCTAAGTGGATGCGAGTTGGGTCAGCACCAGCCGGAAGAGCAACTTTAACATCGAACTGAAGGTAAGAATTCTTACCATCCATAAACTTAACAGTTGGAGGAATTTCAAAATCTACACGGCGACCGGACTGACCGGCAGTCCCCGTGTATGACCGACCATTAGTTGATGGAATAGAAACTTGGGTCTGCGAAACCTTAATCTTCTCATCATTACGCCAATAAGAACTCATTTTATAATTATAAATATAAAATAAATATGAAAAATAAATTTAAAAAAAATTAAAAAAATTTATTGAGTGCGTCCAACCGCTTGAGTTACAACATCAGCAGCAACATCTCCCCTTGCTTGAGATGTAATATCTTTTTCAGTTGTTTTTGCTTCTTCTTTACCTTCAGCTATATCTCCACCAGTTTCTATTGCTGCTGAACCAAATGAAATAGCAGCACCCAATCCTTCTAAACCCAAACCAAATGGTGTAAAAGAAGTTACAATACCAGCAACTTCTAATGCCGAACCAACAATATTACCAATATTACCTATTCGTTGTGCTGAATTAGATCCAAAATTACCTCTCTCAATATCTTTCACAACATCTAAACCACCACCAATACCAGCAAGAGCACCTTTAGCAAAACCAGCAGCACCCAACTCTTCGGCACTTTTAAAACCAACACTTTTTGCTACTGCTCCAGCACTAGGTAATTCACCACTTGCTAATGATTGAGCTGCTCTTGATAATACTGCTGCCCCCCCTCCTTCAACACCTTCACCCGCTAATATTGCTGCCCCCCTTTGTGCGGCTCCTTCAGCAACATCAGCACTACTTTGTACTACCGGTCTTAAATCTTCACTACTTTCAACACCTAATTTAAATGGTGATTTGGATACAATTGCTTTTGGTGCTCCTTTTAACTTTTGTGCTGCCTTAACTACATCGTCTCTTGCTTCAGCACTTGCTATTAATTTACCACCCGAAGTAACAACAGAAGCCATATTTTTAACATTTATATCGGTTTGCTCTTCATTTTCAGCAGTTTTAGCATTATCTAACTGCTCCGCAAGAGTATTATTAAAATCTTGGGTTGCTTCATTTATCTCCCTTGCTTGTTGAGTTTGTGAATTAGCTTGTGCTATAGATGCCCCACTTCCGTATAGATCCATGTTTATAATATCATACATTTAAAAAATATATAATTAAAAAAATTAAAATAATTTTATGAGAATATTGTTAAATCAATCTTCAATAAACTATTATTATTATTATCTATTCTCCCACCCCAAGATTTTTCATACTCTCTAATTTTTGTTTGATATATTTTTTTTAATTTATAGTTATAGTATTTATTCCCATAATTATATACCCTATCCTCACAATCCATTTTTCTAACATTTACACAATCTATTTTATTTATCCAATATTTTTCTCTTTCTTTTCTTTTATCTATATCACAAGATTCTAATAAATATATTGTAGAGTATTCTAGATTTAATTTATTACTACTACAAGTTTTATTATTTTTTTTATCGTATATATGATGTAGTAATCTTGTATTTACATTTAATTTTGTAGATCCAATATATTTTAAATCATTAATATCTTCTATACAATATATAGAAACCATTTTATATATTATTATT